CGATGCGGCTGCGCAAGGCTGGATGTTCCTCGACTTCGTGGTCGGCACCTCACAGGTCACGCAGCCCTTGACCAGCAACTTTGCGCTGGGCTTCTCCCGCTCAGAAAACATCGAGGCCTACCTGGCCTTGCCCTACGCCTACATCCCCGCTGCTGCCGCCCCCGGCATCGTCCTCGAATAAAGGAGTTCATCCATGAAAGTCTTTGTCGATCAAACCTTCTTCGGCGAGTTCGCCAGCCAAGCCCAAGCGCAGGCCGTGCTTGCCCAAAGCGAAATTGCGCCCGAGCGCGTGCAGTTTGAAGCCCGGCCCAATGAGGCGCGGCGCCTTTGTGCCGAGCACATCAATACTCACTACCCCGAGTGGAAACAGCTCAACTTGCTGCGCGCGGGGACCAAGACACAAAAGGACCAGATGACCGCCTTCATCGATGCCTGCCGCGCCTGGTCCAACGCCGAAAAACCCAACCTAGCCGATTTGGCTGCAATCCAACCGTGACCGGGGTGCCCCATGCCCGATCCCACCCTGTCCGAGGCCATCCAGGAGGCCTACGCCCACGCCCCCTCAGATGCCATCATCCTGCACACCCTGGAGCTGCGCCATCCCGACTTCCGCGATGAGGCCGGCAACCCAGTCGCCATCCGCGTCGTGCGTGACCAAGTCGATCTGACCGCCCGGCTTGAAGCCGATGCGCCGCTCAACGCTGGCCAAATGGTCACCTTCATCGCCATGGGCTTTGAGCTGGACCTGCCGCCGGTGGACACCGCGCCTGTCCCTGAGATCGTGGTCACCCTCGACAACGTCAGCCGAGAAATCGTGCGCCACCTGGATGCAGCGGCCGAATCTCAGGCGGTGATCGAGATCACCTACCGGCCGTATCTGTCCAACGACCTGGAAGGCCCGCAGATGGATCCGCCCATCACCCTGGTGCTCACAGAGGTGGAAGCCGATGTGCAACGCGTCACTGCCCGCGCCCGCATGATGGACATTGGCAACAAAGCCTTTCCCAGCCGCAGCTACACGGCGCGGGAGTTTCCGGGGCTGACGCGATGAGTGCCTCCCGGTTTGAAGAACTCACCGGCTTGATCGGTCTGCCCTGGGTGGTCGGTGCCTGCGGTCCTGAGGCCTTTGATTGCTGGGGTCTGTTCGTGACAGTTCAGCGCCAGTGTTTTGGGCGCGAACTTCCGCAAAACCCGGTGGATGCGACCAACCTGCGCGCCGTGCTCGATGCCTTTAATGGCCACCCCGAGCGCCAGCGCTGGCAGCCGGTGACTGCAGTAGAAGAGGGGGATGCTGTGCTGATGCGCCAGTCCCGCTACCCGGTGCACATCGGCGTCTGGCTGGACATCGATGGCGGTGGCGTGCTGCATGCCGTGCGCCACGCCGGGGTGGTGTTTCAAACCCTGGCCGCGCTCGATGCCCACGGCTGGCGCATCGAGGGCTATTACCGTTTCCGTGATCCGACATGAGCCTGCCCGTTCCTATCCCGGCGCCTGCTGCCCAGCACCCCCAAGCCACCATCGTCTGGCCCCGTAACCCCTTCCACCCCGCCGACAAAGACCTCTACCCCGTTCAGACCGGCAGCACGGTGGCCGACTGGATGCAGGCCCAATCCATCACCGAATTCCCGCTGCCCACGGTCTGCCTGGTCAACGGCCAACCGCTGCTGCGCCGAGATTGGGCCATTCGTCCCCTGGCCGCGCACGACGTGGTCGTCTTGGTCGGCCTGCCCGGTGGGGGCGGGGGTGGAGGTGGCAGTAACCCGCTGCGGGTGGTGCTCTCCATCGCGGTTATGGTGCTGGCCCCGTATGCGGCTGCCGGCCTCATGGGCTACGGCATGACGGCCGCCGGCATTGCCGCCGCGCAAGCGGCCATGGGCACCATTGGTTTTGGTCTGTTGGCGGCCGGCGTCAGCGTACTGGGTGCCTACCTGGTCAACGCCTTGGTACCGCTGCCGAGCGCTAACGTGCCCTCAGCGCAAAACGCCCTGGCGCCCAGTCCCACCTATTCGCTGCAGTCCCAAGGCAACTTTGCCCGGCTGCTGCAGCCCATTCCGGTCATCTATGGCCGCCACCTGGTCTACCCCGACCTGGGTGCCACGCCCTACACCGAGTATGTCAACAACGAGCAGTACCTGCACCAGTTGCTGGTCATCGGTCAGGGCGACTACGAGATCGAGGCCGTGCGCATTGAAGACACGCCCCTGCAGTCTTTCGAAGAAGTGCAAGCCCAGGTCATCTTGCCCGGTGGCCAGAACACGCTGTTCAACCACGACGTGGTCACCGCACCCGAAGTGGCGGGCCAGGAACTGCTCGCCATCGACGATCCGGCCAACACCCGGGGCGAAGCCATCGGCCCCTTCATCGTCAACCCGCCCGAAACGCAGATCGACACCTTGGGCATCGACATCCTGCTGCCCCGTGGCTTGTTCTATGCCAATGACTCCGGCGGCCAAGACGCCAAGGAAGTGCGCTGGACGGTCGAGGCCCGGGCGGTGAACGACGAGGGCGAACCCACCACCGGCTGGCAAACGCTCATCAGCGGCACCAGCTACAGCGCCTGGAGCGGCTGGAACACCACTTGGTCCACAGCCAGTGCGGTCACCTCCCAGACTTATCACTCCGATTCCGAGGGCGGTTACTACAGCACCAGCTATGGCCCGCCGCCCATGCCCGCTAACACTCTGACCGAGGAATACCAGCTGGGCGACTGCGCCAGCCAGGACTACGAGTCCGGCATTTGCTACAGCTACTACATTCAGCGCCGCACCCGCAGTGCCTACAGCCAGCAGGAGGTGATCAGCGCGGCCACGCCCGACACCATCCGGCGCAGCTACCGCTACCCCGTTACGCCAGGGCGCTACGAGGTCAAGGTCATTCGGCTGGACCACAAAGACACCCGGGCACGGGCCGGGCATGAACTGCGCTGGGGCGAGGTGCGCGGCTACTTGGTCAACCCCAGCCTGCCCGCGGGCATCACCTTCCTGGCCGTCAAGATGCGCGCCACCGACAACCTGTCGATGCGCTCTAGCCGCCTCATCAACTGCCTGGTCACGCGCAAACTGCCCGTTTGGAACTCGAGTATCGGCTGGAGCAGCCCGCAAGCCACCCGGTCGATTGCCTGGGCCTTTGCCGATGCGGTGCGCGCCAGCTACGGCGCTAAGTTGGCCGACAACCGGATTGACCTGAATGCTCTCTACCGGCTTGACCAAACTTGGAACCAAAGAGGGGACCAGTTCGACGCCGTCTTTGACCAGAAAGTCACCGTCTGGGAAGCGCTCACCCGCATCGCCCGCTGTGGTCGGGCCGTGCCCTATCTGCAAAGCGGCGTTGTGCGCCTGGTGAGGGATGAGCCCAAAACCCTGCCCGTGGCCCGGTTCACCACCGCCAACATCGTCAAAGGCAGTTTCAAGCTGCAGTACGTGATGCCGGGGGAAGAGACGGCCGATGCGGTCACGGTGGAGTTCTTCAGCCCCAAGACCTGGAAGCCGGCCGAGGTGACGGTGTCCCTACCGGGTTCCACCCAAACCAACCCGGCCACGGTCAACCTGTTCGGCTGTACCGACCAGACCCAGGCCATGCGAGAGGGCAAATACATTGCTGCGGCCAACCGCTACCGCAGGCGACTCATCACCTTCCGCACCGAGATGGAAGGACTGATCCCGACCTTCGGTGACCTGATCGCCATCAGCCACGACATGCCCGCCCATGGCACTGAAGGGAACATGGGTGGCAGCCCAGCAGGGGAGAGCGCCGACATCCCCTGGAGTCAGCTGGCCCGGGTCATGGCCATCCGCCCTCGTGGCGAACAGGTCGAGATTGCCTGCGTGGTCGAGCACCCATTGGTACACACTGCCGATCAGTAAGCCGACCACCGACACACTCAAAAACCCATCACCACCGGCCCGCCAGGGAAACCTGCGCGGGCCATTTGCTTTGGAGACCGCAAATGACAGAAAACCACCAACTCACCGAACCCGACGCGCCCATCACCCTGCGACCTGAAGACCTGGACGATCTGCTCACCCGCGCCGCCGAACGCGGTGCCGAGCGTTGCCTCGCTCATCTCGGCCTGGAAAACGGCCATGCCGCCCGCGACATCCGTGAACTGCGCGATCTGCTCGAAGCCTGGCGCGAGGCCCGCCACACCGCCTGGCAAACCATCATCAAGGTGGCCACCACCGGGCTGCTGGCGGTCATCTTGGTCGGCGCGGCCATCAAGTTGAAGCTCATGGGAGGCACGCAATGAAGCCCCTGCCAATATCTCTGCCCACCCCCAGCCTGCTCACCAACTGGCCCCGCGTGCTGCGCCAGGCCTGGAGCATCCGCTTCTCGCTGCTGGCCGCGTGCTTCACGGCGGCCGAGGTGGTGTTGCCCTTCCTGGGCGACGTCCTGCCCCGGGGCTTGTTCGTGCTGCTGGCCTTTGCCGCCAGTCTGGGCGCCACCGTGGCGCGCCTGGTGGCCCAGCCCAAGATGCATGAGGTGCAGCCATGAGGCGCCCCCGCACCACCGTGGCTGCGCTGGGCCTCTCGGCGGCCGCACTGGTGGGCCTGGTGCTGCACGAGGGCTACAGCGACCGGGCCATCATCCCGGTCAAGGGCGACGTGCCCACCCTGGGCTTTGGCAGCACCAGTCGGGCAGATGGCACGCCCGTGCGCCTGGGCGACACCACCACGCCGCCCCTGGCCCTGGCCCGGGCGCTGCGCGATGTCCAGCAGTTCGAAGGCGCCCTCAAGACCTGCGTCACCGTGCCACTGGCCCAGCACGAGTACGACGCCTACGTCAGCTTTGCCTACAACGTGGGCCCGCGTGCGTTCTGCCAGTCCACCCTCGTCAAAAAGCTCAACAGCCAGGACTACCCCGGTGCCTGCCAAGAGCTGCTGCGTTGGCGCTTCTTCCAGGGTAAGGATTGCGCCGCTCCGGCCAATGCACGCCTGTGCGGTGGTTTGGCCAAGCGCCGAGAGGCTGAATACCAGCAATGCCTCGGGGAGGTGCCGTGAGCGTGGTGCCGTGGCCATACCGGCTGCTGTCCCTGGCGGTGCTTTGCATCGCTGTATTCAGCTTCGGCTGGCTCAAGGGCACGAGTCACGTTCAAGCGCAGTGGGATGCCTCCTCGGCCGCACAGCAGCAGGCCCAGTCCCAATTGCAAACCCGGCAGGCGCAAGCCACCGTTCAAGTCGTTACCCAGTACGTCGACCGCATTCAGGTCGTCCGAGAAAAGGGCGACACCCTCATTCAGGAGATCCCCGTTTATGTTCCCGTCCAAGCCGATGCTGCTTGCACTGTCCACCGTGGCTTTGTCAGCCTGCACGACGCTGCCGCCGCCGGTGAACTGCCCGAGCCCGCCCGAGATCCTGATGCGCCCGCCGAAGGACTTGCGCTCTCTGCCGTTGCCGCCACCGTCGTCACCAACTACCAAACCTGCCATGAAAACGCCGAGCAACTGAAGGCCCTGCAGGACTGGATCCGCCAGACGCGCTAGCGATCCGGCCCCTATCGGCACCGATTCGGCGCCGCCCCCCCAGAAGACCCCGTCTTCATCATCTGCCAACCCCGGCAGGTGGTGGAGGCGGGGTCTTTTGTCGTTTGTGGCGCGCATCTGCGCAGCATTGACTTGGCTTTGTTCGCAAACAGCGCCTTCATCGGAGCATGCAAAACAACGACAGCCGTTCCACCCCATCACCGGCCACCACGCTCAGTGCGTCCCAGGTTGCCGATCGCATGGGCCTGACCACCCGGCAACTGCAAGACCTGCGGCTGCGCGGCATCGGCCCGCCCATCGTGCAGCGGGG